CTGTAACTGTTGAAGCAGGTCCTGTATAACCAGTTGGTCCAGTTACACCTTGTGGTCCTGTATATCCAGTTGGTCCTGTATAGCCTGTCGGACCTGTTACACCTTGCGGACCAGTTGGACCTGTATAACCAGTAGGACCAGTTGGACCTACTTGACCTTGAGCACCAACTTGTCCTGTCGGACCTGTTGCACCTGTAGGACCAGTACCTCCAAGAAAACCTGCAGCACCAGTCGGACCTGTCGGTCCTGTTGCTCCCGTTACTGATGGACCTGTATATCCTGTTGGTCCTGTCCAACCTGTTGGACCTGTGTAACCAATACCATCAGCACCAGTAGCACCAGTTGGGCCTTGTGGACCTGAAAAACCGCGAGGACCTGTTGGTCCAGTTGAACCTGTTGAACCTGTTGAACCTGTTGCTCCAGTAGGACCTGTTGCTCCAGTAGCAGAAGCACTACCTGCTGGACCTGTATAGCCAGTTGGTCCTGTGGGACCAGTAGAACCTGTAGGTCCTCTTTGTCCTGAAACGCCAGGAAGAAGTGAGGGGTCAATTTCAGGATACTTAGGGCTGTTTGGATTAATAGCCATTATGTAGTCACCTCACGCACTGTAAATAGTTTGCCAGCCTTGTATGTTTCAATGTGACCATCAGAGTCATAAACAAACTGAACATCCCAATACATACGCTGTGCAAGTCTTTTTGTCTGGTCCTGTGTTAAATTTAAAGTAATAGTATGACTGGTAGAAGACGTTGATGTGACCGAAACTGTAAATGGAAGATGGCTTTGTTCTACTCCCGCTTTCCATCTGATGTTTGCAATAACGCCCTTAGTTGTGAGGTCACCCGTATACGGTAAGGAGTAGGTGAAAGCCACATCCTGATAAGCGGTAAGTTCCACAGAGTCATAAGGGTGCTCTGATGGTTTGTCTCCGTAAGTTGGTCGTTGGAGTTCAATTCGTTCTGGATATGAGTAATCGTCAACCTCCTGTGGTCGATATGCGGGTATGTAGTGATTTGTTGTTTTAGAGATACGTCGAAGAGTAAATACTTCAATACCAAACATACCAATACCAAGTAATACACAGAGTTCACGGTATTGCTCTTTACGTGCATTGAGCATGTCCATTAACTGACGGTAACGCTCTGCACGAGGAATCATGACTCCATCAGGAGCCGAAATATTAATATCAAATGAAGCATCAGTAGCAAGTGTATAAAGAGCGTGTGTTGTCGCTAAAATGGCTACTGGGTAAACCTCAACTGGAGGTAGGTTAGTAATTGTTTGTACTCTACCTAGTGAATCAGTGCGGTTATTTGAGTGCTGTAAAAAAGCAGCATCAACAAATTTTTGAATCTCTGGTGTTGTGAAATAGCGGAAATAATCTCCAGCCACAAGGATTTGAACACCATCAAGTGGCACGGTGTTGCTAACTAAAACTCCTGTTGCTTCTTCTATAGAACAAGCAGATGATACATCTACTCCATCAAAACTTACATACAGAGTGTCTGCATTTACAGGAGCGTAATGAAGGGTAAATCTGTTTGTAGTTCCATCAGCCACAAATTGCATGACGAAGGACTTAGATATGTCACCAAGTTCTGACCGAACTAAATCGGTTAGATTGGCTACTGTGGTCACTTATCCTCCATGCTAAAAGTCTTTGTGCTAATACTCGCAAACTAAATGAATTTAGTACGCACAAAAGGGGTACGTCCCTCTGGGAGGAGGGCGGAAACCAGAGGGACGAACCGACTTATTGACGACTTAGTTTGGTCGCCAAATGTAACCTAGAGTTTCCAAGTAAGCAGCAAGTTCACGAGGTACTGAGTACTTAACTCCTGCTTTAAAGGAGTACACGTTTCCTACTCCGTAGGTCATTTCTTCAATATCAGTAATTGTACGAATAATTACTTTATCGTTTGAAAGTGATACGCCTACTTCTTGTATTTCATCTAGAACAAGTGGTTGGTCTGGTTTCTTTGGGTCGAATACATCTCGCTCCAAAGACTCTGTTTCTAACTGGTTAGCGATTGAAATTTCTTCTTTACGCTTACGGAGTTCTTCCGCATTAGCCTTTTGTGCTTTTTCCTTTGCAACGCCTGTTGCGTCTAAAGGACTAGTTGGTGTGTTTGCCACGATGTTTATTCTCCTTGTATTTGGGTTAAAGTTTAAAAATGTAAAGGGGCCTCAAAGAAGGGGTATGAGGCCCCTTTACAGGTACTACTAGTTTGTGTAGACCTTGCAAATTGCCTGGTCTGTGATTACGCCAAGACCCCAAATTGCGTACCATGCAAGAGCGTGTTCACGACCGAAGTCAAGAACTCCACCATCACGTAGTTCAACTGGAAGAGAGATAGCGTGACCAAATGCGTTGTCACCAATCATGATTGATTCGTAAACATCAGCACTGTTACCTGTTGCAGATGATAGGTAACCCTTTTCTGCTGTGTAATCAGCAGACTCTGGGTTTCCACCTGAACCTGGGGCTGTGTTAGCCTTTACAGGAACGCTCACCTGAGATGAAGGTGCACCGATATCGCCTGTGTTTGTGAATGTTCCTGATGCAGCCAACTTCTTAATCTGTGTTGTCTCAATGAACACTACGTCGTATAGACGACCGATTTCACCAAGCATGAAGTTTCCTGGAGCAGCGTACTTTGTAACTTCGATGAACTCTGGGTTCGAACGAATGTCACGTGACTGCTTAGGGTGGATGAACTGAACGTATGTCTCACCAAGGCGAGGGATGTTCTTTGATGCAAGTGTTAATGCTGCATCCTTGATAGAACCAGGTGTCAACTTGTGGTTTCCATCTAGGTCTGAAATTGCTGTTCCAACAGTTCCTTCAGCGTATGTGTTGAAGGTTGTTGATGATGATAGACCTGAGCGGTCATAACCAAATACTGCAGATGTTGCAGCACCTAGTGTGTTGCGAGCCTGTACATCTAGGTACTGTGCCATGTGGCGACCTAGAAGACGTGAAGCAGAAGCCATAACGTCATCAAATGATGCGTTAAGAAGTAGTTCAGAAACTGCTACTGCGTAGCCGTGCTCTGCAACTGTAATTGCAATCTGCTCTGCTGTAAGAGCGTTTGTTGTAAGACGTACACCTTCTGTAAGTGGTGATGGGTCTACAGCAAAGTTCTTGTAACGAAGGAAGTTCACACGAAGACCTGGTGCTACACCAAGTTCAGTCTTCTTAACTGCGAATTGTTCGAAACGAAGAATTGGCATTGCCTGGAAAAGGATTTCCTTTGACCAGATAGTTTGAATTGCATTGTTAAGCGTTGTATTAGTACCGCTGTATGCGGTAGGTGCTGCAGCCAACTGGCTGGAGCCTGTAATCGCTGATGGCATCTATTGCCACAACCTTTCTATAGTTGTTGTTGTTAGGTTAATTAAATTACCCGAACAGTCCTCGCCCACGATTACCTGCTGCTTCGCCAAGTAATTTGGCTCTTTGCTTCGCATAATCCGCCAATGACATATCCCGAATTGCTTCGGGTGAGTACGAACGTTGTTCCGAGTCGTTATCGAGAGGTCCTGATGCTGGAGCGGTAATACGTGCTCCTGCCATTTCTCTACGTGCACTGGTCATAGCCTGTGCTGCAGAGTCGAGAATACGAACAGACTTGTCTTTCAGATTAGCGATGCTCTGTTCAATTTCATCGCTATTGTTTCCTTCAATCAAATCAATGAGTTCAGGAATGATGTTATCTCGTTCCTGTTCAAGGCGTTGTTGACGGTAATTATTTAGTTCCTGAAAATTTCGTTCTTGTTCAAGTAGTGCAAATGCACGTTCTCTTTCAAGACGTTCTGCTTCTAGTTGAGATTGAAATTCTTTTTCTTTCTTTTCCAAGAGAGAACGAACATCCATCTCATCTTCCAATTTTTTCTGTTCCTCTAGAACAGCCTGTTGACGAGAACGGTCTTCTTCCGCTGCACGGTCATCACGCTCCTTCTTCAGGTTTGCAAGTTCGTCTTTCAACTTTTCAAGTTGTGGATATAACTTTGCCTTCTCTTGTTCACGAGCACGAACAATGTCGTCTTGTGTAAAACCAAGAGTATTAGGCACAGTCTCCTCTAAACTTACAGATTCCATGATGGGAGCAGCAACAGTTGGAGTTGCTACATCAACTTCTACTTCAGTGTTTTCCATAGTGATTCACTATTCCGTTTCCTTTATCATTGTCCGAATACAGGTTTCCCTGCGTGTCCCGCTTTTAAAAGCCAATTTCACACGTTTTTAAAGTGTTTGTCTGGCTAAATCAGATATTTAATCTGAAATTCTAGTTATCTCTATCAACCGCTCTTCTTTGCGGAATTTTGGTTCCGTAAGCCTCTGTTACTAAACGATTGCGTAGTTCTGATTCCTGCATGTTTGCAGCCATTGCACCCTCTTGATTTGCAGGGTTTTCAATGTTTTCTGGAGTTGGAGCACCATCAACCTGGTCTCCTAATACATCCCCATCTCCAAGTACGGTTGGCTGTAGAGGTACAGCACCTTCTCCACCAGGACCTGGAATCATTCCTGTTAGGTCTTGGATTTCTTTCTGAATCTGTGTCTTTAATAAAGTCATTGCTCCATCAGACAAAGCGTCATCACGAAGTTCTGAACGAATCTCTTGTAACTTCTCTTCTGGGAACTCTTCTCCTAAAGTCCTTAATGCACCTTCTTTAGACTCAAGTCCCATGCCAAGTTTAGTTTGGATTTCGTTAAGAACAATCAGTTTATCTAGAGGCAGTGGTGATGGGAACTGAACATGGTTCTGATAAGTCAAAGGGTCATTAATATCTAACTTAACAAGTTGTTCTGGCTTAATAGGGCCGTCTTCATCTGGGTTGTATACAAAAGTTTCTGGTTCTTTGACCGCTAGGTTTAAAAGAATTAGTTCATTAATTTTTTCTATCCCGATACCGTATTGAGCCACTTTTTGTGAGTAACGGTTCATTAACGGTTGGAATTGAATAGAAAGAGCGACACCAGATGTATTTGAGATGGGCTGTACTTGTCCCAATGCAGTTTCTGGAATGTTCATCATTTCGTGCATAGAACGCTTTAGTAGTTCTAGGTATTTAAGTGCACCATCAATACCAGAGGCTCCGCCTTCAAGGTTAAACACTTGAGCATCTTTAGGTAAACCTCCCCAAACTTTCTTTGCACCTTTTTCTAAGTTAGATGCTTTAGCACCAACAATGACTGTCACAGGAGAAGCGTGATAGTTAATGATGTCTGCTACGTCTGTAGAGATTTCGTTGTAAGAACGATTGATAGTAATGATGTCGTGACAATCTGCAAGACCCCAAGGAGAACCAGCAACAGGAACGTTTGCAATATGCACAACTGGGATAACACCTAGTGGATTAGGACGAGAGTCAATGAGTTCGTCATTAATGTACTCTTCAATGATGTCGTCAGTAAGAATCTCTGTGTATGTAAATACTTGACGTGTACCTTCTAAAGAAGTTCCCCAAAAACGATACTTCTGTTTAAATCTAAGTAAGCGGTTTCTATCATGTGGATGAAACTCAGGAAAAGCAAAAGCAGAGTTCATAGGCAAAATACGAACACGACCTGAATGTAATCTTCCAATTGAATCAGTCCACGCTTCTTCGTAAGCAACCTTTACAAAACAGTCACCAGTAATTCCACCTTGTTGTGCCATTTCAAGCAGCACACGCATTTTATCGTTATCAACTTCCCAAACACGTTGTAGACGGTCGGGAACAATTGCTTCCGTTGCTTTGGGGGAACGGAAGTGAATCCCCTTACCAAATGTGAATCGTGCTAGATAATCATTAAATGCTCTGTAATAGTTAACTGCAATTTGTGCTTCGCCTTGTTCACGGCGATAACCCCAATGATGTCCAAGATACATTGCCCAGTTAAGTGAGTAACGATTTAGTCGAGGGCCATGAACTTCAAACTCTTCATCAGCAAGTTCTACAAGACCAAGAGGTGAAATAGAGATGGTTAAGTCAGATGACGCAGCCCTATAACTAGGAGGCGAGAAATCTACGAAACTCATGTATTTACCCTACTACTTCTTACGCTTGTCTTTGGATTTTTTAACAGGTTTTTTTGTGTTTTCTGTTTTTTCTTTACGTGTCTTATTAAATTGTTTTTCCTGTAATTTTTGTCGTTGCACAACTGGGTCGTTACTATCAATAAACTTTCCACCTGATTGAACGTATCTTTCGTGCACCCAGTGACTTGCAGCAGGGTTTGGGTACGTTGAGTACTTTGCCTTTGCTTGAGCAATTACCATCGCCCATAATTTTTCATTTGCAGGTTTCTGAGCCACGTGAATCCTTTACAGAATGCTTGTTCCCCCTAGGACAATCCTAGGGGGTTCAAGGGGTTATAACTTAATTAGTCGTTTACAACTGTTGCAGATTGACGCTGTGTGCGTCCACCTGAACGAGCAACAACTTCAACAATCTGCTCTGCGTAATCGGTGTATGAACCGTGTGAAAACTCAGACAAAAATGTTGGTGCTTCTACCCATGCTGCAGAACCAACGTGTGCACGTTCTGCCATGGTCTCCTGTGCTGACTTCTGCCATACAGGTGCGTTGCGGTTTGGACGACCTGGAGCAACTGCTGAACCTGATGCAATGCCCTTTTCAAAATCATTTGGTACATCTGTATCTGTTGCGATACCTTCTTCAAAACGAAGTGGACCACGACGTGTTGCGTTTCCTGATTCCTTCATTTCATAAACGTTTGTTCCCTTTTCTGGGAACATAGGATTTGGTGCTAGTGTCATTATGACTCCTTATAAGGTTAATAAATCGGAATGGCCTATTCCAGGTATGAGTTTGACGGATTTTTTAAAATAAAACCCGATTAACTCACTACTAATTTTTACTGTAAAAAGGGCTGCTTGTAAGGACAACCTCTGGCATAACTAGGTCTTTTGTAAGAGAACAGGCAATAGCCAAAGAGTCTACGTAGTCGTCATGGGCATAGGACTCATCAGGGGCAGCCACCATAAAATTAGGGCCTTTGTACTGAACTTCCGCATCTACCATTTGTTGATAAAAACGCTTCCAGGTTCTTAAACGACGTGTTTTTGCATGAGCAGGATATCCAAGCATTTTTCTTTGGATGAGTGCTTGTAAATGTTTAAATCGTTGTGATTGTTCTGTAGGGCTAGATGTTATAGAAGCAACCTCTGCTCTTGGCAATAACAATCGCAAACGTTGGGCTACAGCATCTCCAACTCCATTAGCGTCAACACCAACAGCCAAGACATCATAGTTAGAAAGAAAAGCAACAATTTGGTAATACTGTTCTTCCCAATCATCGCCTTGAATTTCTAACCAATTTAAAACACGATGTTCAAAGTACCCAAACTCGTCTGGTCTATCCCAATCAACCCACACAACCGTAATTACTGTTGAGTCTAATTTACGAGCAGGGTCAATGCCAACCACAACTGGGGTTTGATGCCATACCTTCACTAGTTCTTGAGAAGTGTCTCCTAAATCATCCATTACTCCAGAGGTAACAAACATTCCTCGCTCAAGTAACCATTTGCAACAATACGACATTTGGAACTCATCTGAGTCCTCACCAATACGTAGCATTTCTTTCTTAATAAACTTTTGGTAGTTTTCATTGAACTTAGATACTTCTTTGTAATCCCATTGAAAATGATTTTGTCTTGCTGCACGTGTTGTTTGACGACGTTTGTTTAACTGAATGGCTCGATAAAAGTTGTTCTTACTAGTTGTTGGTGTGCCTGTTTTAACCATAGTTCCTGCGTAGTAAGCAAGCATTGGACTAATAGATTTAGATACTACAAAGTCATCTGCTTCTTGACACTCGTCAATAACAATCAAATGAAACGACTTAGATTCAATCTTTGCACGAGGGTTAGCAGTCATCATTGTGATTGTTGAACCAGATTTTTTAAGTTTAATCATTCTGGTAACTCCACCAATACGTGCAGCAGAGTCATCAATTTCAGGGTCACCAAGAATTTCTAATGCACGTTCAGAGGTAAGTCGCGTTACTGTACGACCAAATAATGTTTCAGCCTGTCCTTCAGTTGGTGCAAACAAACCAACCCACAATCCATCTTTAAACTTACCAAGCAAGTCAGGATACAACTTAGCAAGACGAGGTAATAAAATCATCAAAGTTGCTACAGTGTCTGCAACAGTTTCAGATTTACCTGACTGACGTGCTGCTAGTGCAGTTATCTCTTCACCATCATTAATAATTACAGACTCAATTACACGACGTGCTAATGGTTTTTGATACGGGTGTAAATCGTGACCAACAAGAACGACAAGAAAGTCCATGATTTTATCTATAAGTTTTTCAACAAACTGTTGAGAGAGTTCGTCTAAATCATCTTCAATTTCATTAGGTTGTTGTTCTTCATCGTCACTTGCGTAAAGTTCGGGGTTAATTTCCTCAAACTTTTCATCATCAAAATCTATAGTCATTTAAGTCCTTAAACAGAGAAGCCCACCGAAGTGGGCCACCCCGCGTTCTTCAAGGGAGAGAAGTGAAGACGAGATAAGTATAGCGGTAAAAGTCATCGACGTTTCAGTTCCTTAATAATTTCTAGTAAGGCTTCTGCTCCTAATTCTGAATCCATTAATAACTCTTTATTAGATGACCTTTGCCATCCTGTTATTTCTTTGCCAATAATATATAAAGCGTTTTCTGCCCAACTGACTAACTCAGGAGTAGGTAAGTTAGAGATACGCTTCTGTATCTTCGTCTGGGGCTGGTGTCCATCCTGCTTTTTCCGTAAAATCCTCATAAGTTACATCCCTCCGTTTTAAAGCCGAGTTTAGTGCATCTTCTTCGTTTTTAGACCCCTGCCATTTGCCTACAACTAAAATGTATTTAAAAGGGAGTCTGACCATAAGAGGTTCTCCAAAACGGTATGGAGCAGTGATTTCTTGGGTCCAACCCTTTGTCTGTATTTTTTTATTCCAAATCAAAGGTTGACGAATGATTTGTACAAAATGCTGTGTTCCGATGTCGTAGACCTTTGGCATTGTTTACCGTTTCTTTTTGTTGCCTTTGCTGGATTTTAATGCTGTTGTTTTTTGTTTGTTTGCTTTTGACATGGGTATTAACCCTTGCTTTTGTTTGTCACGACCTACCTTGCCACCAGTTTTAGTAGCACGGTTGTCATACTCAAAAAAGATTTGGTTAGTACGAGCAATACGATACAGGGTTTCACGAGCATAAGTAGGAACGCTGCCCATATCTGCAAGGCCGTGTGGGTGGCTATTTAAGTAACGAAGTATAAAACGACCCTTGGAATAAGCAGCCTTAAAGGAAGACCATAGGCTTGGCTTAACATCATGGTAGTTATAAAAAGTACCGTCACGAAACACTACGGTTAAAACTTCTCGTTTTCTATCATAACCAGCAGCAACTGTGCGAGGTCTTTTGTAATTCATTGTTGAGGTTGGAATAATGCTTAATGGTGCTGGTCCATCGGAGTAATCACGAGGGTCATCAGCAAAGTTTGTTCCAGCAGGTCCCTTAGATAAATCATAAGGGTCGTAATAATTTCCAGCCTTTTCATAATCTTGAAGGCCTTCAGATAAATCATCTTCTACATCTTCATAGTCATCATGATAAATAGCCATGGCATCAAAGTATTCTGAGCCAGGTGCAATAGGGAGTGCTCCTGGTAAAGAGTTAAGAACATTAACTCTTGAATCCAGGAGACTCCCCATGCCTTGAACTTCTTTGTTAGAAATTCCGTACATACCTGCTGTAGGGTCGAGATTGCTCATCAATTCTGATGCAGAGGGCATTGGTTGGGTCTGACGACCACCGCTACCAGCATTTCTTGCTACAGCCATTTAATTAACCCCTTAGATTAAGACTACGCTGCCCAAGGTGTAATTGTAATTGCTGCACCTGGTGCGGTTGTTGCTGCACCACCTGCGATTGACTGAGACTTGATTGTTCCAGCAGCACCCTTTAGTTGTGTACCAGGTGTGATTGCACCTGAGTCTGCAACAGTCCATCCTGAACCAGCGATGATAAGTGTGGTTCCTGAGCCACCAGTTACAGACCATGTACCAACAAGTGCTGTTGGGATACCTGTACCTGCAGTGATAGTTACCTTAGTACCTACTGCCCAAGTGCTTGTTCCACCAGCAACAGTTACAGTTGCTGCAGAAGTTGTGGTGACGTTAATACGAGTTGGTTGTGTAGCAGTGTTTGTTGCTGCTGAAGCAGTTGTTACTGTAAGACCATTGTCTGCCAATACGTCTGCTGCATTTGCTGTTGTAAAGCCAAGCACATTAGTTACTGCAACGTAGTTGGTTGAACCTGCTACGTCAGAACCTGTTGTGTTTGCTGTAAATTGTGGGAACCCACCCCAACCTGATTCTAGGTTGATGTGGTCGCCAAGTGATAGGTCTAAGCGGGTTGTACGAGAATCGTTTGGTTGTGGAGCCATATTGCCCCATGCAAAATCAATTGCGATTTCTCCTGCGGTGTCTAATTGAGCACCTGCGTTGTTTGTTGCCATTTATATTTCCTCACATGTGTGGTTGTTTAATTGCTCTCTGTATAACACATCGTCACAGTCGCGACATCTAAAAAGACGAACGGTATCGAATGCTTCATGTAAGGAGTCCGAATGGTCGTTACCGTATTCAACCTTTGGTCCAGCGAGAACTTCAGGTGGAAATGGCCCTACAGGTGAATGAGCACTTTCAGGAACGGGGTGTCCCTGTACTGCAAATTTTCTTACAACTTTCATCAGGCATCTGGCTGAACGTCAGAAACTTTTTTTGCTTTCTTAACAGGAGCCTCTGGCTCTTCTACAGGAACATCTGACTCTTTAACTCCAGAAAGTATTAAAGTTGCATCTCTAACCTCTGCTTTAGAAGAATCAAGTACATCTAAAAGACCTGCAATTTGACGGTCTCTTAAAAATGAAGGCAAGCAAACATTGCAATACTGAAGTGTAGATGCTGGACTTGGTGCATAGGTGTATTGAGCCGTGTTTTCACAATTAACGCATTTCATAGTTTTCTCCTTAACAATCCCACTTGCGTAATGCTAGTGCTTTTCTAGTTGGTTTTCCGTTTCTTTCCATTGGTCCTGGCATTCCGCCCATACGTGCACAGAATGATTTACGACGTGATGCGTCTTTTGGAGAACGTGCTGCTCTTTCTCTGGAGACAGGTGGCTTTAAATTTGAACCAGGGTTTTCACGTTCGTAGGCTTTACGCCCCTTTTCGTTAAGACCACCTTTTGGGTTCTTACCTTCTTTACGTTGCCACGCTGCTGATTTTGCCATAATTATTTTTTCTTACGGGGACGAGGTGTTGCTTTTTTAGCAGCAGCCTTTTTAGCAACTGGTGCTGGAGCCATACCTTTGTTATCTGGATGGTCGGGGTTCTTCATGATTTTTCCACCAGGACCTTGAATTACTTTAGGAATAAAAGCACCTGCAGTTTGTGCTGGGGCTGTTGACGCAGCAGTTGCTTGTGGTGCTTCAGGAGCAGAAGGTGCTGGAGATTGACTCTGTGCAGGTGCTGCTTCTGTGTAGGGATTGAACTTTGCTTGAATATCCCCGACTTTAAATTCACTTACTCTTCCTCTTTTACCAATAGAGTTTACTGCACGAGTTTTTGCTCTTAACTCTGCAACGGTATTTGCACTAGATAATGCAGAAGTATTTAATTCATGGTTTTGTTCAGCAGTTAAGCGTTCCATACCTTGTGCATGTCCTGTACGAAGTGTACGCATATCGTGACGGCGTTGTGCTGCTGCATCACGAGAACCTGTTGTTAATTTTTCAGTTTGCATTGCTTGACGAACAGCAAGGTCACGACGTTGCATTCCAGATTCGTGTCGTTGTTTCATTCCTTGAAGGTCTTTGTTATAACCGTGTTGACGTTCGTTACGAACACTTGTCAATGCGTGGTTAGCAGCAAGATACGCCATGTCTCTACGACGGTCCTGGGCACCTTTAAACATGTTGTCAATGCCATCTGCAATCGGCTTTACAATGTTAGGCATTCCACCTGGTGGAGGACCCATAGGAATCTGGTTCATAGTCATGGCTACAGTTTCTCCTAAAAATCTTTCTTTGTGGGGCTAATCTGTTTAATTGCTTCTAATAAAACAATCTGATTTTGACTACGGGTAATTTCAGCCTCTTCTAGTTTCTTTTCCAGTTTGTCCTGACGTTTCTCAAGACGAACCACAACGTCTTTTACAGACTTTCCGCCATTGTGAGTCAATTCCCCATCAAGTTTATTAAGACGAGCCATTACCCCTGGAACAGCATCTCGTCCTGGTTCGGCCTCTTCGCCTTCCCAATCATTGATAAATCGACCCCATGTTTTAAAGAGGTTATTAATCTTTTTAATTAAGGGATACAAGAGAGCACTTCCTCCTCCTAAGATGCCGAGAATTAAACCGACAGTTTCGAGAGTGCTCATCTTGTATACCTTTACCTAGTTACTTACTTTTTCTTAACTGCTTTTTTAGAAGCGGTTGTAATTTTCTTTGATACTTCGGTTGCTGCTTTTTCTGCAATAAGACCAAATGCTGGGTCCTTCTTATTTGCATAACGAAGTGCTACAGGTACCAGTGAAGCCCATAGTGCGTTAGCAACAAGCAGCCATTCTGATTGACCAAAGTCAAGTGGGCTTGCGATGTTGCTTGTCTGTGCAACAATCATTACTGCGCCAATTACTTGACCAATAAGATTGCGTACGTAGGACTCAATCATTGCTTTATTCATTTACATCTCCTTAACGTGTCCGAATTGACACGCCAATAGTTTAGTCGTCTTCTCGGTTTCTAAGTGGATAAGTGATGGCCCAAGCAATCAAAGTTCCAATAATTGCGTAACCTACGATTGTTTTTGCTGAACCATCTAGAACAACCCAAGCAATAAACATGCCTAGAAGTGTCCAAAGTTGGTCAATCATATCTTTCAGTAGTTTCATCATTCGTCATCCTTTTTAGAGCCTTTTGCTCCAAAGTAACCACCGAGGATACCGATGATACCTCCGAGGGCAGTTTGTACTAAAGTCATAACATCAGAAGAAACCTCTACAGGCTCACCTGTAGTCTGAGTCTCAATTGCTGCAACAACGTAATCTCCAACAATTGCAAAAAGAATTGCAATCATTACTCCTGCTGCTAAAACGTACATTGTTTTTTCTTTCACGGCTTACGTCTCCTAACGCCTTTACTCTCACCTGATGGACCTCCGCCACCAGAACTACCGCCTCCACCAGAACCACCAGTGGATGAACCACCAGCAGCACCTGCTGCAGCACCTACTGCATTCATAGCAGCACCTGCAGCAACAACTGTTGCAACAACCATGTCGGTTGCTTCTTTACGTTCTTCGGGAGACATATCTGCCCCGATACTTCCAAGGGCTAATAGAACTTGTCCTGGGTCCGAAAAGATTTCACCAAGTAGTTCTGCGGGATTTTCAAGTAACACTAATGCTTCTGCAACTTCTGCAGTAATTATGACAGCATTACCGTTTTCGTCAGTTCTAACATCTACTGGAGTTTCGGCAGGTAGGTCTCCGTATGCAATACCAGCCTCTTGAATTTGTTCTGATGTAAGGGTTTCTCCTGCTGCAACAGACGCAATGAGTGCGTCAGCAACAAGTTCCTTTTCTGCAGTAGTTAACTTGCCGTCTGCAGCAAGTGCATCAGATAAAGAGTTAACTTCTTCTTTAGAAATTTCACCGTCAGAATTTAAAGCATCAATAATCTCTTCAGCATCCGCCATAGAAATTTTTCCATCAGAAAGAAGGTCGTCAACAACAGCCTTTACTTCTTCGACAGTTGTTGGTGCAGGAGGTTCCTCGGCTGGAGGTTCTTCAGCAGGAGGTTCTTCTGCTGGAGGTTCTTCTGCAGGAGGTTCTTCAGCAGGTGGTTCTTCTGCAGGAGGTTCTTCTGCTGGTGGTGTAGGCTCTTCAGCAGGTGGTTCCTCGGCAGGAGGTTCCTCGATTGGAGGTTGTGGTGATTCTTCTAACGGATTT